ACGCAAGGCCGAGGAGAAGAAAGCCCAGCAGGAGGCCAATAAAAAGGAAGAGGAAGCCAAGAAGAAAGAGAAGAAGGAGCCTGTGGCTGCTGCCGCAAGTTTGACGGCGACTGAGCCGGGCGGGGAGGTGTTGTGATGCAGTATATAATCATGCTCACAATTGTGATAGGGCTTGCCCTGGCCGACATTGTGACCGGCTGGATTCAGGCATCAATCAACAACTGTTGGAAATCCGACATCATGCGAGCAGGACTTTACCGTAAATCCGGTGAACTGCTCATAGTCGTGCTCGGCTTTGTCGCAGAACAGGCAGTTCCCGTAATCGGGCAGTATAAGCTTGCGACGTGGATAAGCCTATACATCTGCATTATGGAAGCTATCTCCGTGCTCGAAAATCTCGATAAGGCCGGTGTGGGATTTCCAAAGTCAATTCTGCGAAAGTTAGGCAAAGTCAAAGAGGAATTAGATGGAGATGAACACTCTGAAACAAAATGAATTAGTGCATCTTGCCAGACTGTGCGTGCAGGAGCAGGGCGGAAGCGAAGCAGGGGTAAAGGGTGAGGCTAGTCTGATGGCTAGCCTCGCCCGAAAGCATAACCGGGATGTATACGATTATGTGCTCAACTCCGGGTGGTTTTCTCGCGCTCGATACTGGATGGAGCACGGCACGGCTACAAATCAGCAAGTCGAATGGGGAAAGGAAGTACTTGTGGACGGTCGCGCTACTCTCCCGCCCTATATTGACGAACATGATTGCTTTTCCGACATCGAGTGGATAAGTACCGGGGATGTCAGAGACAGAAGCGCTTATATCAAAGACGTCACTAAAATCAAGAATCGCTATGGCGCGGAATATACGTTTTATTGTTTCCTGCATGAGCATTCCGATCCTTTTGGCTATACCAGCAAACCGAAATCGGACGGCGTATTTTTGGAGGTGGGCGGATGATAACTCAAAAGATGCTTGATGATGCAGTACGTGAAGCTTACGAATATGCACATCTGCACTGCCATTATGCGCCGACTGATCGGTCTTTCCCGCCCGGAGAGGACGGCAAGATGGACTGTACAGGGCTTATGTTGAGAGCTCTATATACTTTAGGGCTGATCCACGAACCGCTGAATTGTGACCAGATAGACGCCCTCATGGGGCGGCTGGGATTCGTTAAGACAGAGGACTTTGAGGACATCTATCGGTATCATTGCTTCGTTCAGTGGGTACAGCCGCAGTGGGTAGGCTCGGAACATGTGCATCATACCTACTATAGTTTAGGCGGCGATGGCTACACTATCAGCAAGTACGATCTCGGTGCGGAATGGCGCATCCGGGATGAACAGCCGTTTTTCAATGTTTCGGCTGACGAATATTCCGGCATACTGGTTTTCGCACACGCTTGGAAGCTCGTAGAACCGCCTGAGAGCGGCGTTTTCTTGAAAGTGGGTGGTTGATATGCTTACTCCAGACAATGTTGTCATAGAGGCTGAGAATTGGCTAGGATACCGCGAAAAAGACCATGCATCCGCTGACCTGAGCGATTTTTATGAGGATGCAGGAGACGGCAATTATACGATTTTTTCAGAGATTTGCGGTCTTGGTATCGTGCCGTGGCAGTGGTGTCAACTTTTTGTTTGCGGAGTCTTCGTGATCGTCTGCGGAAGCAGACGGGCGGCAAAAAAGGCGCTCTATGATACAGACGGCGGCGACACTCTGACTTCCTACACTCCGACCGGCGCACAGTACTTCAAGAATGCCGGGCGCTGGTATACGGTGCCTGAGCGCGGGGATGTGGTCTATTTTTATGGCTACGTTTCTTCTGAGGGCAGAAAGCGCATCTGCCATACCGGTATCGTCGAGTGGGTAGACAGAAGCACTCAGACTTTTGGTACGATTGAAGGCAATTCTAACTATGATGGGTTCACAACGAATGGCGGGAGCGTTGCTCGCCATGAGTACAGCTATGCAGATGTGGGCGGAGATTCCAGAGTGAACGGTTTCGGAAGACCGGATTATGAAAGCCGGGGATACGGTGTATATTTGCAGATTGGAGGATAATTATGAGTACATACAAAATGCCGCAGGTCGAACAGGGTGACACAGGTGTTGCAGTAGCAATGTTGCAGGGTATCATGGCGTATCGCGAGAACGGGAAAACGGGTATGCCGTTTTATGTCGGAGAGATTGACGGCGAGTTCGGACAGCTTACTTACAATGCGGTTCGCAACTACCAGAAAATCATGTCTGAGATGGGATTTGATTTTATGATTGACGGTATCTGCGGAGATCAGACTTGGGACAGCATTCTAGGCAGTCTTCCGAGGGCTTAAAATGTGGATATATTACAATCCAAATCCAACGGGACGCAATGTTGGTGATTGCGTTCCGAGAGCTATTTCAAAAGCTCTTGAAATCGACTGGGAAACGGCTTATGATTTAATCAGTGATGCCGCCCGGCTCATGGGAGATATGCCCTCTGCCGATTCCGTGTGGGGCGCTGTACTCAGACAGCACGGATTCTATCGCCGTGCGATCCCGAATACATGCCCTGATTGCTACACGGCAGAGGACTTTGCATACGATCATCCATACGGCACGTATGTCTTAGGTTTCGGCGGGCACGTTGCAACGGTAAAAGACGGTGACTTATACGATTCATGGGATTCCCGCAGAGAGATTCCACAGTATTATTGGGAGGAAAGATAATGGCATATAATCCTTACTATCCGGGCTATTATCCGGGATATCCGCAACAGCCGCAGTTTAATCCGCAACAGCCGCAGAATCAGCAACCGGCACAGAACAATAATATAATCTGGGTTTCCGGGGAAGCGGGCGCAAAGTCATACATGGTAGCGCCTAACACAACGGTCCAACTGTGGGATAGTGAAGCAAATGTTATCTATCTCAAATCCGCAGATGCGTCCGGCATGCCGTCAATGAGAATCCTTGACTATACGATCAGGGATAACAGCGCTCCGCAGTCTCATGCCGATGTATCAGCAAACTATGTCACGCAGGATGATTTAAAGGCGCTTGAACGCAAGCTCAATGACAGGCTTGACGAGATCATGAAGGGAGAAGTGCATGGCAAATCAGCTTTATAATCAGATGATGAATGGTGGCGGCAATCAGCAGAATAATCTTCTGCAACGCTTTAATCAGTTCCGGCAGAACTTTTCCGGTAATCCGCAACAGCAGATACAGCGGATGTTGAACTCAGGTCAGATAACGCAGGATCAGTATAACAGAGCAGTACAGCAGGCGCAGAACATCATGCGCATGCTTGGAAGATAAGATCAAACGCCGAACGGCTTTTGATGCATAACTATTAACTGACTGCACGATACGAGTGCGGTCACTGACCGCAAAAAGTTAGCGGTAGAAAGGAAGAATGTATGGCACTTACAGACGAGAGCGGCAACGGAATGGTTATGCCTGTCACGCCTATGTATGGCGGAGGAAATACGGGAGGATTCGGCAACGGTTTCGGTGGAGACGGTTTCTGGATCCTTCTGCTTTTCTTGCTTCTTGGCAACAACGGATGGGGCGGCATCGGCGGTTATGGCGGAGGCGGAGAGCTTTATCCGTGGATGAACCAGTCGAATCAGATCAACAACGGCTTCCGGGATCAGATGCTCAATACCTCTATCAACGGCATTCAGCAGGGCGTAAATAATCTGTCAACGCAGCTTTGCAACTGCTGCTCAGATGTTCAGATGTCGCTTGCTAATGGATTCGCCGGCGTTGAGCAGGGAGCGAACGCACGACAGATCGCAAACATGCAGCAGGCTTTTAACGCTCAGACGGCCATGATGCAGGGATTTAATCAGATCGGCTCCCAGTTCGCGGACTGCTTAAAGAAGACTATCAAAAAAGCCAAAGATAGTCTTGTATTTCCAAAATACACAGTAGGCAGTTGTGCGGCGTAATCCGCACTGGCAATCGGGTGAACTGCTGGAAACCTAAACATATTGTTTTCACATTAAATCCATGTTATAATAGAATAAATTATAGCATGGAGGT